GAGTTTTATACTTAAAACTTGGGGAGTCGTCTTTGAAGGAAAAATTAACAACGCTGTTAAAACTGTTTTCTTGGACGAATGCTATAGACATGCTTTTATGTTATTAGTAGCTTTAGCTCAAAAGTTTCCTTGTGCACGTTTTGTTCTTCTAGGTGATTGTGATCAGATGGAAGTTGATCCTAATCTTTATCAAGGTGCAAGAGGAATGCTTTCAATTAAGAAATTCCTTTTAGACTTGAAATTGGACCCAAATAATCATAAAGTTTCTACGATATCAAACGTTTCGAGAAGGTTTGGTCCTAGTATTGCTAGATATATCAAAGATATTGTTGGTGTTGAAATTTATAGCAGTAATGCCAGACCTTCTAAAGTTCAATTCGTTAGATATGGAACTGAATGCACTGAAGAAGGTTTAAACATGGGAGTTTCTAAAGATGATATTGGTAAAAATGCTGGTTCTTTTCCTATGTTCACTGTCTCCGCATGCCAAGGTGCTAGTGTAGCCGTTGCTATTAACAGAGTCTCCGTTAACGGAGCTATGGCTCTAAAGTCTTTCAAATCGGTTATGTATGTTGCTACAAGTCGTGCTGAAACACTTTGTATTTTTAAAGAAGACAAACCTGGAAGTTTTAAAGCTATTTCTTCTTATTACAATAATGCAGACGAAAAAATTGGAGGAGTATGGTTGCATAAACCTGACAAAAATAAATTTGAATCTTTTGGACTTTCAGAATGTTTTACTTCAGAAGTGGCTTACACTAGACCTATTAATTTGAAGAAGACTGTATTTCGTTCTGATAAAATGAAGATGTTTAAATCACTTCATAAAGGCGTAGATTTTGATCAACAATATTTTGAAGAATTTGCTTTTGATAATAATTTCTCTCATGACAATAGTCGAGAAAGCATGCTTTTTCAAGCTCCTGATACTGTTAAATGTACCGTTGATCTAAGCAAACTTTCTGTTAAAAGTAAAGAAATATTAACTTTCGGTCGTTATTATAGTGGTAAAAGACATTTTTCAAGTAGTGCAAGACAAACTTTGAATACTTTCATGGGAAGAATGGTTTACGCTCGAGATGCAAAGATAACACAAGAGAAAGTTATGCCCTTTGATGAATTTGCACAAGAAGTTCCTAAATTGGTTAAGAAATTCGTTGACATGTATATTGATTCTAAGAAATATGAAAAAATATTGAATGAAACAGTGATTGATGAATTTATTAGCAGCGCTTATAATGAATATATGGAAGCCGCAAAATTTACTAAACAAGACGGAGATCATACTTTGAGAGGTATGCTATTCACTGTAAGAGGTTTTTTGAAACAACAAATCAAATCCAAAGGTTGGGAAAGTGCTTTTGCCAATAAAGGTGGTCAACCTATAGTAGCAGCAGAAAAAGCTTTGAATTTGGGTTTTTCTGTACTCTTTCGCATTATGAGAAAGATAATAGTTGCATCATTAAAAGACAATTTCCT